ATTTGTTAAAAGTTCTGCTTCTTTAAGTTCTGCAAAATGATTATCATATAAGAAATCATATTGAATATGATCACTCATTTGCTCCCAATCTTCTGGAGAGACAATGTTTTTTAGAAGTAATTGAGTGCGAAGTATGTCGTTAAAAAGATTAGCAAATCTCTTTCTAAGTCTTCCGACAAACTTGGAGAACATCAATTCATCACGAAGAATTTCTGAAGATCTTCCAAGATTGAATCCATCACCACCGCCAGCAATTCTTGTTTCAGGAACTCCAAGTGCTCTATAAAGTTTCTTTTGGAAATACTCAACATCGTTAAGTTCTCCAAGATTTTGACCACCGGGAAGAGTTGTGATCTCCGTTCCACGACCACCTTCTCTTCTTGGAAGCCAGAAATCTTCAAGCATACTCATGAATTTACGATCATCACGAACTTCACCTGTATTTGCATCATATACAAGTTTATTACGATAACGACTCATAACCTCTTTGAGGTATTGCTCTGCTTTTACTTTAGGAAGATTGCCTACATCAATATAAAAAATTCTTCGTTCTGGAGCACGAGATAATCTATAAATGACAAGACTATCTTCAATCATTCTAAGTTGATTGAGTGCTTTAATTGCTTTATGTAAATATGAAAGAATAGTTCCTTTATTTCTATCAACTAATCCAGATGTACAGTATGTGATTGTATCTTTTGCAATTTTAACTCCTTTTTTAGATCCTCCACTAATTGTTCCTGTAGGGAAATTTGGAGTTGGAGTATAAACGAAATATTCTTCGATTTCAGGAAAACTATATTCTTGATCTTGTGCAAAAGATCTAGATATCAAATTTAAATTTCTAAATCCGTTTTCATCACCATTAACTTTTTTTTCTTGACGCACATGCTTCATTTTCATGGGGTCAATATATCTCAATTCCTGAATACCTGCCTCAGGATTTTTTTGATCAATAACTTTTAGGTAAAATAATCTACCATCAATATACCAATTTCTAAAAATTTCATGGCACTTTTTATCAAAGTCCATGATTTCTTTGATGTATTTAAATTCTGATCTGATAACTTCTTTTAGACGATCACTAGCATTAAGATTTGATAGTTCAATTTCTATAGGTGAATCGTACAGATCACTTACAATTGCTTCATTTACAACACTTTCAATTGCGTTATCACACTCTGGATGAAGTGCCATTTCACGATAACGACGAATTAAATCATATTCCGTTCTATAAACACCTTCAATATCTACATATTGACCATAAAATCCTGATTGGATAAAATGATCAACCCCGTCCTCATTGTTAGGAGGAACGGGGGAAACTACAGATTTAGGTGTTTTTACATTATCTTCAATCGAAAAACCAAAAAGTTTCGCCATCTTATAAATTTGAACTACTTGTATGTATTATTTAGTTAATGTCTTGACCGCCTGCAGCAGGTGAATTACCTTTCATTGCTTCCCACCAAAGGATTTGGAATTCTGCGGTAAACTCCTGAATCGTGCTTGTTCCATAATCAAGAGTGATTGCTCCAATCGAAGTTGGGAATACATCATAAAAATGATACGCTCTTAAAGTCGATCCATCACGATCAAGTTGATAAACAAAAGCGTCTGCAGTATATGCTGTTGGATCAGTTTCTCCAGTATTATCAGAAACTTTATTAATTTTATTCATCCAGTTTTCCATAGCTGAACGAATTGAAAAATCAGTGTCGTTCAGAATAGTAATAGTCCAACTTTCAAAAGTTCTGTCGCCAGCGACTTTTAAAGTTCTACCTCTAAAAGGAACATCGAGTGGGGTAACATTTGATGCTGGTAGGTTTGCACCTTTTACCAAAAATCTTGCTTTGTCAAGAATATTAGTATCTGCTGGTGCAATATCTGGGAATGAAAGTACAACTTCAAAAAGATTACTTCTTGCGCCACCACCAGTTAACTTACTTTTGAAGTCAGTAATCTTTCTTAAAGGAGGTGGATTTAGTTGTTGTCTAGTTGCCATAATTGTTTAAACCTCTAAATTAAAAGTTTCCGATTACTTCTTCAAAATCAACACCAGTCTTGGTGGCAATAAAGTTCAGACCAATGAAGTTAATTGATCTTGCTGGTTTGACATAGATGTCTGCAACAAATTCATTATTATCAATTACTGCAGCAGTATTATTTGTTTCATCACAAATAACAATATAATTAAAAATACCTCTCTTTGCCTGTACATCACGAAGGAAAGGTTCAATAGTATTTACAAAGTTTGTTCTTGTAACCTCATCATTAAATTCAAAGAGAGCATCTTTTGCTGCCCTTGAAATTGCATCTTCAAGATAAACAAAGAGGCGACGAACATTAATTCTGTCAAACGCAGATGCTCTAGCAAGACCAGTTTTATCACCAAAGAGAATGATTCCAGATCCTGGTGAGAAGATAACTGGGTTAATTCTGTTTGAATAAAGTTTGTCTCTTTGAGTTTTTGATGGATTATATGCTAGTTTAACTGCATTAAGAATTGAACCCCTTGTTGTCCCTGCTGGTGAATACCATGGGAAATTATTAATATCATTACGAGCACAAAGACCTGCAATGTCACCATTCAATGGTACATATCTGTAAGTATTTGAAAATCTATCATACATGTATTTGTAACCACTATCAAACACAGCGTAAGAAGATGAAGCTACTGAAGCATAGAAACTAAGTACATTAGTAGTAATGTCAACAGCAGAATTAATATTTACTTCTGTTTGAGATAACGTATCAGTTAATGCAGCGCCTCTGTATGGTGAGATGAATGCAATTGCATCTTTTCTTAACTCTGCAACAGAGATCAGTTTGTTTGCTAAAGCTTGAGCAGTTGTAATATTATATGCTGCAGATCCCATCAAGAGAAAATCGATAGTATAGTTATCAGTATTTTCAAATAAATCATAACCTTCTGAAAGTTTTCCTAGTGATGCTGTAAGAGCACCAGTCGATTCAATTCCAACTATTCCGCCGTAGTCTTTACCACCAGCAAGAATATTTGTTGAAGATCCAGTAGCAGCAAAGATAATTCCTTCTGCTTCTTGATCCCAACCAACATCAGAGGCAAGAGTAAAATCGGAACTATATGCAGTTGTTACAATTCCTGCGGGAGCACCAAGACCAAAAATATACTTTGAATTATTTACAAGATACTTTCTCCAATAAGATGGACTTCCTACTGAGAATTCCGCATCAGTTGCTTTTGATAGTCCTAAATGCTTTTCAATGATTGAACCAGCATTTCCAGTAATTGATCCGAGAGCGTCAATTACTACAACATGGACTTCATCAAATCTTGAATTTCTTGCTGCTGCATATGCTGAAGTTGCGGGTCTTGGTGCAATGGTATTCCAATTAATTGATGATGATGTAGTTAAACCAATCGTTTGTTGATCAAACCAGTCTGCTCTTGATGTATATGTAGTAGTTCCATAAGAAACTGATTGACCATTAGTATGAACTCCAATAGAACCTGAACTAGAAAATGCCCAAGTACCTAATGGTTGATAATCTACTTGTGTTTCAGTTCCAACCTCAGAAACATGAGAAAGAATTTTAACATCAATAGATGATTCTCCAATTTTTGTAATAATTCCCTTTAGATAACCATCAAGAATTGAAGTTGATCCTGCGCCTGGATTTATTTTTCCTGCAACAGACTGTTCAATTCCATATCCAACTTGCATAGGATTAGAAGTTGTAGTCGTACCAAAATCAAAGGTAGCGGTTACAATTCCTGCTTGTTCAGATGAATTTGATATTGTAATAACACCATTTCCAATAGCAATGACTGTTGTGCCTGTGCTAATTACATCACTAGTATCACAACGAACTTCTAATCCTAAAGTTATAGAATCAGTACTAATACCAATTGTATTAGCACTACCTACAATAGTTCCTGTTAAATTACTAATATCTTCTACAAATTCAACAATTGCTCCAGTATTAATACCTGATAAAGTCTGATCAGCTTTACTGTCAATAATTGCTACTCTTAAACCATTAGACCAAGATCCTGGATTTCTAGCAGCAACTACGACTCCAGCAAGTGTATTTTCATCATATCCTAAAGCATCGTAATGCTCTAAACTTTTAATCTTTATACTTGAAGTTGAAGGTCCTACAAATCCATTTCTTAAAAGAGTGTTATCTGCTCTTACAACTCTTAATGAACCACCATATGCAAGATAAGATGAGGCAGATAACCAATGCTCATAATGCTTATCTGTTGAGTATGGTTCTCCAAAATTAGTTAATAAATCATTTTCATTTTCTACTAATGTTGGTTCGTCTACAGGTCCCTTAGCAAAAGGAGCAACAATTGCACCAGTTTTATTTGATGATGGGATAACTCTTCCGAGTGTTAAATCAATTTCCCTTACTACAATTCCAGGAGATGCTAAATTTAGCGGCATCTTTATTCTCCTACAAGTCCAGAATTATTCTAAAATTATTTATTAAAAAGGTTATTTCTAGTAGGGAAACGATGCGTGAACAATTACCAGTCTGGATAATTCCACTCAGAAGAGTAATTTTTCTTTTTTCTAGAGTTTTGAATTCTTTTTACTGTACACTCTTTACATTCATATGAATAAGAAGATGAAATGGTGCGACTTTTTCTTGTGCGATAAAAACTTTCTATTAAATTTTTTTTTATCCCACAAATTCTACACTTTCGATCAGTAAAACATAAATGCTCTATCTCAAACTGATCGTCTAAGTCCATTATCTATATTCCCACATGTAAGAGTGATCTCCGTATTCATCTACATTCCAAACTTCCAATGGATTGTGTTCATTTTTAGATCCAGCAAATATCCAGCGATCTCCAGTTTCTTCATCAATTGTGACCATGAAATCATCTAATCCATCCGCAATGAATCCAAAAGGAGACATATCCTGTTCAATCTGATTTTTTTGTTCCTCATAAATTCTTTTACGAACATCATTGTCCGTCATTTCTTTGAAATAATCTTGAGCGACCAACCAGGAGAAAATAACAAGACACATCGCCAAGTCATCGTTACAACCTTCTTCTGCTTCAAAAGAATTGTGTTTTTGAGCGAATGTTGTTAATTCTGAAATAATATCATAATCAACTGTCAGTAATTTATCATCTTCCATCAAGGTTTTTAAGTTTGAGCAACCTAATTTCTTTACTGCTGCTGTTGTCCTTACACCAAGTTGAGATTTTTTACCACTAAATCCAGATCCAACTATTTGACCAGCACGGCCACGCATAGCACACATTAAAATATTATCATACTCAAGATCAAAGTGTAGAATATTTGCTACCTGATCTCCAATATCATTAACTTCCACTAATAACCAGGCATCATTATATCCCTTTGCGACCTCATAAATTACACTTGGAAAAAGCATCGGTTTAATTTCATTGTTACGATATTTTGCTACAACCTTATAAGGAAAATTTGTAATATCAAAAACGATAAATGCTGAATAGTCATTACCAAGTCCACGAGCAACGTCTACCGTGATTAGATAATTATTTTCTTCTCTTGGATCTTCATATACATCAAGACCGGCGTTTCGTTTAATAGGATTTTCATAAACGAAATTTCTTAATTTTGCTGGATTAATTAACGTATTAACAGATCCTAAAAATTCACATTCAAACTCAACCTTAAACTGTTGTTCTGATGTGTTAGCAATCGTCTGTTCCTTCCAGGCAGCGTCTCTACCAGGCACTTCAGACCAATGCACATCAGTAGGCACATATTCGTTCTTGCCCCTCTCAGAGTCATGCCACATGCGGTAAAAGTGGTTCATACCGCGTGGTGTGGATACAATGATTACCTTCGTGCTTTGTCCAGAAGAAATAGTAGGATAAACAGAGGCAAAGAAGTCATCAGCAATGTGATTCGGGATGAAAGCGAACTCGTCAAGAAAGATGACATTATAGGATCCGCCTCGGACAGCAGATGACGAAGTAGAGTTAGATGAAATTTTGGAGCCATTTTCTAATTCCAGAGATCCTTTATTCCACGATATGATACCTTGTTGCATCCAACTTGGTAGATTCTCATAAGCAAGTTGTAATCTTCCAAGTAAATCTCTTGCAGTTGATGCTTTGTTTGCAAGAATGGCAATATTGACATTATCGTTGAATACTGCATAATGTAGTAAATAAGAAACAACAGTTGTAGATTTACCCGTTTGTCTGGGCATCTTACAAATGTTGAATCTGTTCTTATGGAAATTATCAATCAATTTCTCTTGAAATGGATACAACTCAAAAGGAACTAGACCGTGATCCAGAGATACAATCTTGATATAATTTCTTGCAAAATATACAGGATCTTCTTTACACTTTAAGAACTCAACAACTTGATGTTCGGTGAATTCTATTTGAATGTTGGCTTTTTTGAGCAGAGGATTGCCAAGATATACATTATCAGTCATAAAATGTTTTTTTATCCTTGATACACTACAGAAGTTGCGTAAATATCATTTCCACTATCGACAGATATAATATTAGTTCTTTCTTTTTTCATTAATAAAAATGATTCGGACGGCATATAAACTGTTCCAACAGTGACTCCAGCACCAGTTTTTTCAATTACATAGTGATTTCCAGATCCAGTATGTTGAATTAAAACATACTGTGCTCCAAGTCCATTAATATCTGAAACTGTCGTTCCTATTCCTGATAATTGTTGAGAGTTTCCTAAAATTTTAATAGGTCCGTTCATTAATTACAGTTCCAACGACGGAGGGCTTTGTTGATTCTTGAATCTGGGTCTCTTGCAGTTTTTGCTGAAGTTAATTTTTTTTTCATTCCACCCATTCTTGAACAGAATGATTTGCGACGAGATGCTCTTTTACCAGTTGGATTTTTTTCAGTTACAGCAGTTTTAAGTTTTGAACCTGGATTCTCACGACGATATGCTTTTACAGCGGCAGGACTTAATCCATCAGTTTTATCTTTACGATTGACTTTTTGCCAATCCTCACTTAAACCCATTTCTGCTCTCCAGTTAGAGAATCCTTCTGCTTTAACACAATTTGGATATCTCTTACCAAACATCGTCTTCATACCTTTTTTCTTATAACCAGGCCAGCACTTTTCATCAATAACTTCACCCTCTGGTTCAAAGTGAGCAACTTGTGTTTTTGTTTCTTTTTTAGCAAGAGGTAATTTTACTCCTGGTTTTTTAATTTTTTTAATTAATTGGATAGGAACTTCATCTCCTTTTTCTTGTGGAAGAATTGGATATTTGTATGTTGGTTTTGCATTAGGAATTGTAAAACTAACTTCTTCTCTCACACCACGATATATTTGTGCTGCTTGTCTAAGAGCATTTATTTTCTGATCATTTGGTAAATTTCTTCTTCCTGTAGATTTAATTGCAACACTGAATCTTTCAATATTTTTTTCATCTGCTGGAATGCTAGTATCAGAAACCTGTTCTTTCATTTCACCACTATCAACATAATCTGCCGCAGTATCAAGATAATCTGCTGCTTTAGTAATCTTTGATTGAACCCATGCCTCAATGTTACCTTCACCTTTCATTTTTTTACGAAGTCTTTTTGCAGCAGAAATGATTGTTGAAAGTTCAGAGCGAGCCATTGAATACTCATGGTCATACCCTTCGGGCATATTACCAGGATGTGGTGTATTTGGTGTGTATTTTTTCCCTAAGTTCATTGGGAGTGAATATGTATCCCAGAACTTTGGGCCATATCTACATTCTTCTCTGGTTTCATTTTTTTCACATTTAGGGCAATAGCGAATCATTCCAATTGCTTCCGACAGTGGATCTCTTGATTTTATATCTATTGATTCCGACTTATTTCCCCAGTTTGCCGCGCCAACTCTACGACACTTGACTAATGCTCCAGAGGCATATGCAGAGGGCCAGACGCTATATCTTGACTTGACCTTATGGTAACAGGCATCCTTTGTACCACTACCCTTACCTGGTTTATCTTTTGCTTCTTGTAAATCAAATTCTTCTTTCATTTTTTTTCTTTTCTTTCTTGGGGAATCGGTAGAAACATAAGTTGGTCTTGCAGCACCTGACTTTTGTTGTTGTCCTGGATCTGCTTTTTTCTTTCTTCTTGCAGCAGACAATCTTTCTGCTTTAGTCATACTTGCTCTTTTGGAAGAAGAAACGCATTTAGGAACTCCTTCTCCAGGTTCATCACTTGCACAAGTTCCACCCGTAACAACATTTACCCAACCACGCTTACCACCCTTTGATTTGGATTTACCAAACCAGTCACGGAGACCTTCTTCAGATATACTAGAACCATTTCCATTTCCATTAGAACCATTACCTTCAGAATCATCTTCCTTATCAAGCATACCATCACGACCTATCACATATCCAGTAGGAATTGGTTTACACTTTTTATCTGTATAGCAATAATAGTTTCCTGGTTTGCACCTATTTTTGTTTTTTTCCTCGTTCATTTCTTCTGTTTTCTTTTTCATTGAGTTAATAAATTTTCTAAAAATAGCAGCTTCAGAAGTCTTTCTCATCACTCTTGCTCTTTGTTCCATCGCAATTGCTGCTTGAATTTTATGAGCATGAGATCTTCCAGAATTTTTTATTTTAGAGACACTTTGTTTTGCAGTTGCAGCATCCTTAAATCCCAATCCGTGAATTGTTCCTTTTGGATCTTCATCTGTATAGAGATCAGAGTGTTTATCAGACTTATCTGGTTGTCCTGGTTTCTTTGGAATACGAGGATCGTTCATTTCATTGAAAGGTGATTTTGATTTAGTCTCTTCACCCTTTGCTCTTTTTTTACGAGCAGCACAATGAGCTTTCTGAGAAAATCCACTAGGATTATCGCAGTTTATTGATCTTTTATATTTGTCAGACCAACTCATTAGAAATAAGAACTACTCCTTATTATTTAGAAAACCTTGTTTGAGTAGTTTTGATAATTCAGAAGTTGATCCCACAAAAACAGCATTATTAGTCACATTATTTGTGGTTTTATTAGAATCTTCTTCAACATCTTTTAATTTCTTTTGTAAATCTATAAGTTTATCAGTTACATCCCCAACCGATTTAATAAGTTGACCAGCTACCTCATATGCTCTTGGAGAACCACCCTCTCCAGCAAGTTCCATTATTCCATTTATTGCCTCTTGCCCCTTTTCAATTAATGAATACAAATTTGCACGAGTATACTCATAATCTTTTTTTATATCATCAGATTTTAATGGGGATATTGTCAACTCTTCTTTGACTTTATCTACCCCAATAATGCTACTTTCAATATTCAGAGTTTCATTTAATTTTTCATAACTATTTTTCATAATTAAATATCTTTTTGCTGAGTTGGACTATATTCTTTACCATCAAAGAACATTTCAATAGATTCGTTAAATCCAAAATCATCATCTGGTGCAGCATTAATGGGATCTGGAACAACGGTATATCTCATTTCTCTCTTAGCAGTTGAAGTTTCAGTTCCAGTATAATAATCAACTTGTACCTTACGAATTAATCCTTCAGTGCTTTCGGCAATTGGTCCAAAGAGATATGTCTTTGCAGTAAAGTTAAATGTATATATTAAAATTCTTCTGGTTGAAAAATCACCTTCATAATCATCAGTAAAGGTAACACTATCTAAAACAACTGGAATATCCCTTTTTTCTCCAATTGAATTAACTAAATCTACAGTTAAATTAAAAGATGGTTGAAAATATGGTAAAACTTGCTCAACAATTTGTAAAGCATCATCCTGCACTTTACTCATTAAATTTAATTGAAATCCAATATTATATGGAACTGGTAAATAAACTTTTTTTAAATTTGAACCATCTAAAGTTTTAAAAGTTTGAGTTACATTTGCTTTTCTAGTTGCATCATATTGAATTGAAGTCATTTCAAATGCCATTCTTGGCAAAGTCATAGCAATTGGTTTATTCAATTCTGGTTGCTGCTCTATTCTGGCAAGAAACTTTTGAATTGGTCCATATGCCAAAGGAACTTTTATTTCGCTGATATTATTATCATCTGAATCTTTATGTTTAATGTAAATTTCATTAAACAAAGTTCCAAATGCAATAACAGTTTTTCTTATAATTTGATGGTAATAGTAAGTTCCTAACATTAGAATGTGCCGAATGGATTAGACTCTGAAAAATCTATAATATTATCCGCTTCTGTTTCAATTTGGGTATTTTCACTATATTTATCATATTCATCCCAAGTATTATATGAAGATACTGCGTATGTGGCGCTAGACGCTGCTCCAACAATTAATTCACCTTTGTAAAATCCTTTTTTAGATGCATCATTGATAAATGATACTTTAAGAACTTTTGTATCTTTGTCCCAAGATTTAACTCTTCCCGTAGTACCTGAAATTGATCCAGTAATAATTTCATTAAATTTATAAGTACCAATTCCAGATATAATTGCTGGATTTCCAATTGTAACCGTTGGTGCCACTGTATAACCAACTCCAGAATTAATGATTCTGATTGAAGATATAGATTGATCAGTACCCACTATTGCTTTTCCTATACCAGTTGTTCCTACTCCAACATTACCAACAATCGTAACCGTTGGTGATGTTGCATATCCAGATCCATTATTAGTGATTGTAAAGTTTGTAATACCTTTTAGTGTAGTTTCAATTGCACAAGTGGATGAAGCACCTACTCCACCACCTCCAGTAATATTAATAGTTGGTGCCTCAGTATATCCAGCTCCAGAATTTGTTAATTCTATCGCAAGTATTGATCTAATGCCTGCTCTAGATGTAGTTATAGCAACTGCTTGAGCATTAATTCCTCCAGCTGGAGCAGTTGATATTGAAACTGTTGGAGATGAAGTATATCCAGATCCATCGTTGTTTAAATATATTTGACGAATGTAACCACTATGAATTCCTGCAATTGCTGTTGCTGTAACTCCAATACCTATAAGTTGTAAAGTAGTAATATAACCTTCATCTTGAACTTGAGTATCAATTTCATCAATTGTAGTATCAATAACTTCATCTTCATACTCAAATAATTCGCATTTCAATTCATAAACATATAGTTTACCTAATTGATAAAAATTAACTTCATGTTCGACAAATTTAACTTCAAAAAGTCTTTGCCCTAAAGGAAAATAAACTAAATCACCCTCTCTAGGTCTAGATGCAAGAACAATTTCATCATTATCTAAAGCATCTAAGAATGGAGAAATAAAATCTTCAAATCTTTCTTTAGATATAACTAAACTTAATTCATCCTTTAAACTCATTCCAAACTTTGTTAAAATATCTCCTTGACCAGTATATCCATCATAATTATTGACATATGCTTCAATCGCAAAATTATCATTAAATTTTGATGACGATATTTCTTTAAGAATAGTTTGCTTTTTAACAAATTTTCTTGGAATATAAATTACATCAATTCCATAAATTTTTAGTTGTTCATTGATTAGATCTTGAACTAGTCTCTGTTCTCCAGAAGATCCTTGTAAGAAAAATGGATTAAGTGCCATTATTATCCAATAAAATCGTAAGGTGGAAGTTCATAGTCCATGGACATTCTTTCTCTAATATTCTCTAACTCTCTTTCAGCATCCTCATATAATTCTCTACCATTAAGTTCAATTCCACCAGGGAGTTTTACTCCTCTGAATTTAATTAAATTTTGCCCCCATTGTTTTTTCATTAATGCAGTTAAATATTTTTTCAAAAAACTATCATTGTAAACTTTAGTAAAATCATTTGGATCTAAAATTCTGTAACAATCGATAACTATAAAAGAATCTGCTTTTTGAGCCGCCCATTCAATATCAAGATACATTCTATTTTGTCTTTTATTAAATCTAATTTGTTTATCAGTAGTCAAAAGAAAATCTATATCCTCTAAATATGTCTTTACCATTGCATACTGTAAAAGTTCAACAGAATTGAAGTAATAAAGATCGTTCAAAAATAACTGATACTTAATACTAAACATTCCTCCAGAAATAGAACTAGTATCAAATTTAAATACTTTTTCAATACCAATTACTGAATCTGGAACTTGAATATAATTGGCAGTTTCATAAAAATTAAAAGAAGTTGTTCCTACTCCTACTATATTTGAAGATCCTGTTGTGGTTACAATACCAACACCATTAGTTCCTTTAGATTTACCTCTATCAATATCTTGCTGCGTTATCTTATATTTAAGATACATTCTTTCAACACCATCAAAGTGCCTTTCATGAAAGTATTGTAAGGCATCATCAACTAAATCATCTATTTGGTCATCATCCAAATTAATTTCTAGTACTGGAGCGCCCAAACGCCTTAAACAATAATCGACAAGTTGTTGCCTAGATGCTGGTTTAGACATTAGTATGAGCCTCCATCGATGACATTGGACCAAATAGGAATACCAGAGTTATCTGTTGTAAGTATGTAGTTAGTATAATCAATACTAGAACTTGTTGATCCTGTAGAGACCATTAATCCCGATGAATTAAAATATGCGACTCCATTAGTATATGATGGAGTGTAATAAAATGTATTTACTGTAGATATACCAGCAATTAAATTATTAGTTGATATAATACCAGTTACAATTGCATTTCTAGCAATAAATTCATCAAAACGAAGATCATCCTGTATATAAAGATCTCCGTTAATATATACATCACTTAGAAATGTTGCAATCCCAATAAATGTTGATACACCAGCGACACTTAACCGGTTGGCAAAGAGTGTTGATTGGAATGTACTGACACCAACATGATTTGATACTCCAGAAACACTTAACTGTGTTACTGAGGCTATTCCACCAATTACATTTTTTGCAATTTCTGATCTACCTCCCGCAGCTCCAGAAACACTAGAAATAATTTTTACAGTATTTTGTTGCCCAACTCTAACTTTAATATCTGCCATTATCGGGTAACTCCCTCTGTTACGAGAACCATTCCCTCAATAACTCTATTTTTTGTTCCAAAATCATCAGTAATTACTACATCATAAACATATCTTCCAGGTTTTAAACTAGTTGTTTGTGTAGAAGTTAGAGATATTGATATTTTTCCATCAGATGGTACGATAATTTCAGCAGTAAAATTTGTAGATGATGAACTACCATACCACTTTCTCATTTGAGATTCTACAGTATATCCATTTAAATCAAAAACAGAATTTGTTTCTGACCCCTCTAAAGTGAAAGATTGAGTAAAATCACTGCCAGCATTAATCACTAAATTATTGACATATACTGCTGCCATCTATCTTTTAATATCCTACTTTTTATTTATATTCCAAGATTACCTAAAAATCCTATAACTTCTTGTTGTTTTAGGTACAATTTGCAATATAGTTTTGCAAATTTTTTAAGATCTTCCAAATCTAAAGTATCAATGGCTCTTGAATGTTTTTCATACTCAAATAGTTTATTCATTGATTCTAAACTAATTTCATTTGGATCCATTAATAATCTCCTTTAATAAAAGTTTAATTTCTTCAATGTCTTTTTTCATTTCTTCAAGTTCAAATTTTTGCAATTCACGATTATTTTTAGCATTCATATATTGATTATATGATTGACTATCATAATTTAATATAGCGCCAGTTTTTTCATCTCTGTATAAATTTGGAAATCCTTTGACCGGAATCATCACGCTAAAGCAATACTTCTGAGATCTTTAAATCTTGGTGCATATGCCTGATTAGTTCCTGACATTACCACTTTGATGGTATATCCAGTAAAACTACCAAGATTATTAGCACTAAAATCATACTCTAAGAATTGATCATCTAAACTTTCTGGTACAAAAATATCAGAAAGTCCATTATTTTTAGAAGGATCAACAACATCTAAAAATCCATCTTGATTATTATCAACTGTTAAGTTTTCATAACCAGGGAATAACTCAAATGATGGTTCAACTTCACTCGAATCTGGTCTAATCAAACTATATAATACTCTAAAATCTGCAGATGAATGTCTATAAGCACTCAAAATAACTTTAAGTGAAGTTGCTGGTTGTGCTAGTCTAACTGTATTTGATACATAAATTGCAGCATGTGGATCATTGAAGATACTATTAACTCTATTATCCCCAGAATAATCTTGTATTGGTTTATTTAATCTACTATTTAAAAATTCAACAGAAGATTGCTTCCAGAAGATCATGGGTGAAAGATTAGAATCTGTAGTTTCTAAATTAACTTTCATTGTAAATGATTTATTTCTTAAAAGAGATCCCAAATATTCTTGTTCATTTACATTAGAGCATACAATTCTTGTAGAAATAAGTCTATTTTCGACCCCAAGTTCAACTGGTTCATATTGTTGATCAATAAATGATGTTTCATTTCCACTGACACTTGTTCCACTAACTGTTCTAATTTCTCCAGATACTGAAGTTGTTGAACTTGGACTTAATAGTCCAATATGTGGAATTAAACTATTAAACTGAATATTTTCCGTTGCTTGAACATTATTTCCACCACAAGATAATTCAGAATTAAATGATAGTTGTGGAGAATTTTCTGGAGATCCTCCACTCCCTTGATCAGTAGATCTACTCGATACATTTGAATCAAAATTAGTTCTATCAAATTCAACATAGTAACTATCAATATCAATACCAGTATCACTGATGTCGTGAGTTTTATTTATTCTTCTTAATGATACGCCACCAATTTCATACTTGTAAACGGGATCAGTTGTATCGTGAGACGTTACTATAGTTGAATCAATTCCTCTAGTAACATTAATTGTCCCTGCACCAGGAGGAGATGTATATTTTAAAATTTCATTTCCTATCTTGATAAATCCTGGATTTGTTGCACTTACTGGTAAACCTTCAAAAGTTGCAAAATTTGCTGTTGACGCCAAACTAATTGCAGTATCGGAAACTAATACTGGTGTAGATAATGTTGTTGATGGTATATCACTTTGAACATCAAAAATTCTGACTTTATTTACATTTGAATACATTCCATGTTCATAATGATTAATCTTAAAGAAGTTTCCAGAATATACATCACCGATAGAGGTTGATGATGTGATTGTAGCTCCAGTTGACGTGAAATTTCCAGAATTGTTGTAATATGCTAAAGAAGAAACGCCAACACTAAAAGAATTACTCTGAACATTTGATAAGTATAATGTATCAATCCCATTTGATATTCCGGTAATTGTAATACGTGAATCACGACCTCCAACTGGACTTACAGTTGATGTAACAATACCAACTACATCACCAACTGAATAACCATTACCTGGAACAGATATTCCAATTCCTGTTATGGCACCATTAGATACACTTAGAATGTTTACTTTTAATCCTGAACCATTACCGGTAATATTATATGTTTCCACACTATTACAAACGCTATAATTTGAACCTCCCGTAGTGATCACAACTGAAGAAACTGAATTTCCTGTTTTTTCAATATAACCATAATTATATGAAGCATTTTGGACAGAAACTTTTCTTCCTATAGATAAAGCAGATATTAAACCAGAATCTGTAATTGTTGCGACACCAACTTTTAATTTTTTTGGTAAAATTGTAATAGGGTTGGATTCTAGTGTAGGTATATAATTATTACTTTGATTTAAAGTTGAATTATGGAAAAATGCACTTCCTGAAGTAGAAGTAAATCTTGCTTTGTATAACTTAAACTTCATATCTTGATATTGGTTTGCAGTCCAAATAGAACCATTTTGAGATTTAAATAGACTTCCCAATCCAAATTGTCTAGAATATCTGATTGCCTGAGTATCTGGAAGATTTTTGGTTTGAATTGTTTTTGCATCCATTTCAGCAATCCAAACTTGATACTCGTTAGATTGTGGAGCAAGTAAAACTATAGCGTACTCTAAATTGGGAGCAAGATAAATTGGATAATCAAATGTTATTTTAGTTGCTATAGATGCATCTGCGGAAGTTGTAATATCGGATGGTTTTAATGTTACTGGATTGCCAACAATAATTCTAGTTGGAGTTCCTAATTCAACGGTTCTAACTTCTACTGTAAGAGGTGCATTATTTGAATCTTTAGTTGCAAAGAATATGTCAACTGCAGTTAAATATGCGCCATTTACATCTTCCTCTGGTTTAATACCATCAGATACCTCTGTAGAACCACCTACAGAAAAAGATTGTGCAAGTGGATCAACAAAATATGTTGTTGTCGTTGTGGTCGTAACTTTTTGCCTCTCTTCCCAGGTTCCCTCTGATTTATAAATTGTTTCTCCAGAGGAAATTAATGTATCCCCAGGTAGTGGAGTTTCATTAGTTAAACTTGATGTTAACTTATAAACTTTTGAACCAGTTGATATTCTAACAGCAGGAGGAGGATTTCCATTTGGGTCTCTTAAGAAGAATGATCCTGTTATAGAACCATTAATATCAGTGATTAATCTTAGATCTTTTACATATGCAACAGCATTACTTGTTTGACCAACTAAAATCATACCCGTTGTTAAATACCCAGAGTATAAACCTTGTACTTCTGAACATAAAGAAGATATGTCAATATTTAAAATTTTAGATGAAGCACTGTAAAACTCTGGTATAGTTTCTGAAGACAAATATGGGTTAGTTGTGTATGTTACTGATGGTGAATTGAATGCACCCTCTTTATGATTTGATGCAGCAACTCTAAAACTAATTAAATTGTTTCCATTAGCAGTTCCAATTACAGTTTCTCCTACTTGGAAAGCAGTAGACGCTCCATAATTTTGAAGTGTTGAATCATTAGCAATTTCTACAAGTTTAGGTATGAAATCTACTCCGCTATTTCCGTCTAAGAATTGATAATATCTAGTTAGTGATTTTAACTTAACAGCACTAAACTGAGTGTTTCTAGATCTCATGTATAATTCAGAACCACTCGAAATTAATCGATCTTCTTCTGTTACTGTTGTTGTACGTCTAACAACTGAAAAAGTTCCTGTTACACCTACTCTCTTTTTCTTTTTCTCTGTTATAGAAACATCTGCTAACCTAATTGTTCTTACCCAACTATCACTTGATGGATTTAATATTATACTTCCACTATAAGAAACAACATGGAATGGGTTAACATTCTCAACTGTTGTTGCAAATGTTTGCTCAATCCAACCAACTGAATCATATTTTAGTGTAATTACATCTCCAGTCTTTTGAACATTTGAATCAAGTAATTCAAAATTACTGTTTAAATCTAAATCTTCATCAGTTATATCTTGTGCAGATACTGGTTTTAAACTAATACTATTTTTAGAAACTTTTGGTCTTAATTCATTATTTACTGAATCAATTTCTATAGTCGAAAATTCTGTATCTAATAAGTTATTATTTTTAAAATCATCTACAAAAAATCCAGTTTTAAATCTATTAAGTCCCTGAGCATCTTGGATTTGTAAAGTTTGAGTATTCAGTTCTAATAGGGATAATGAAGTTACTCTTTCTAAGTTTTCAACTCTATCTTCTATTTTACCAATATCACGCATTGTATATCTTCTATTATCAACTAAAGATATTGAAGCGTCTTTTGGATTATACAAATATGGCGGTAATGTAATTGTAGCAATTTCCATTACCTCGTCTGGATTCTTAGGTGCTTTCGGATCTGTAGATGGAATACCTTGTAGAATTGTAAATACGCCAGATTTATCCAGATAAAGTTTATCAATCCTACCTAAGTAAAAATCATAACCAATCAATGCACTTTCATTTGGTGACATAATAATTTTTGGATCTGTACCAAATGTTCTAGAGGAAAAATCAAATGGAGATGCTGTAGTGCTAGTGAAAACTGGTACTCTAGGTCTAAAATCTAAAGTATCAGATGCTCTTAAACTATTTGCACCAATAGATGGAATATCTGATAAAAATCTTTCCTCATCATAACTATTTACAGTAAATACATCTCCAGTATCACTTGAAGGTACTGAATAATAATCAAATATAATTAAAAGTTGTTTGGATGGAGAACTTTCTCCATTTTTTCTAATTAATTTGGAATAATCATAATACTGTTCTTTTTGACCTTTATCTAATATGAATTTTGTTGTAATATTTCTATATTTTCCTAATGTAATAGATGCAATTGTTGTATTGACATTTGATTCTTCAAAAGTAACATTTTCACCAGAAATAAATTTACTATCATTTAAATAAACAATACCTAGTGTATCTGAAGATGGTTTTGATACTACTCTTGCAACTGATTTACTTGTACTACCTATAATATTTTCGCCTATAATTGCATTATTACTAACATTTGCAATTGAATTAAATAAAACTTGATCTAAAACTGGACTACTAGTATCTAAAGATTCATAAACAGCAATGACATTTGCAACATCTGGATAGTTAAGACTTATTTCTTCATCTTGCACTCTTAATCCATAATATTGATTATATGTAAGACCATCATTTATCGATGTATTGACTCCAACACCAGATTGAGGATCTTTAGATAAGGTTATATTTATTATTTTTGATCTATTAAATTGTTTAATTTTACTTTGAATCCCATTTTTAACAAAAGTTGCATTAATTGCCGAAATTTGTCCATTAGAAATATTTGAAAATGTAACCTGATTACCACTCACATTAACTTTATCTGATGTTAAATTTTCTATAGTACCATTACTGTAGAAAATAGAATATCTTTCTTCATCATATGCTTCAAAGTTTACTGATGTTGAATTTATTCCTAAATTAAAGTTTCCTGTGTTTACAGTTAATGTATTTGTTGATACAGTAAATGTACTATTTGATTGTGCCGAAAAAGTAATTGTTGATGCACTTAAATCTGTTGATGAAACATTTGAATTTGGTAACTGTGCGTATAAAAATCCTCTTTCTTCATTTTTTAATATTGAAACTCCTAAAGAATATGAAACCTTAGAAGTTAAACCAACACCAGGAAGAGAACCATCGCAAATATTAGAAACAGATGTAACCGCTTCTAGAGTCATAGAATTTAAAGATGGTGATATTGAAACAACACGATTATAAATTTCACTTGATGCACCATCTCTTTGATATCTAATTATAGTATCTGTTTTAATTCCACTAAAGGTTGCTGGAGATGAAACTGTAGCGGTACTAATTCCACCACTTGCCGCAGTTATAGTAATAAGTTCTGGTCTAGAAATTATATCCAATTGAGTATCTGATAAAAACGCTGTTGTAAATCCAGATACTGCTGTTGACTGATATACAGATTTTATGTCATCAATTCCATAAATTTTTACAGAAGAAATTGTTCTTGGATATAATTCAACTCCATTAATAAAAATTTGTTCACCGACAGAAAAAGTTCCTGAAGTTTGTCTTACACTAATTATATTTGTCCCAGATCCTGCTGAAACTGCATAACCACTTGCGCCACTACTTTTTCCTTTAATGAATGAAGTTGCAGGAATTTCCGATGAAGAAACAGATTGATTTAATGTTAATTCAGTATAAGTTTGAATGTCATAAAGATAAATGTCCCAGTTTGTTGATGCACCACTATATGCAGCATCTGTTACATTAAAATTATAAATTCTTGCCGATCCAATAGTTGATCCTGCAGGATTTATTGTACTATTTTTTCTTCTATTTTGTAGATAAACTATTTCTTTTTGTTTTGGTGCCCCTGTTACATTATTAACTCTCAATAAATTTCCCATTTCAAAGGGAATATTTACTGATGAAACTTTTTGAGTAGTTCTTGGTTTTGGTACATCTATAATTTCAACACCAGTTTTTTCTATATCATATCCCCTTACATAAGCTTTTCCTGGAGAAAGTTTTACACACATTAAATCATCATTTGGAGTATTTCCCTGATTCGTTTTTTCATTGCTGAAAAATAAACCATCATTCCCAAGTCTATTATTTAAAGAATTATTTAATGTAAATTGAAATGGTGTTACTGTATAATTTCCAGATTCATCATATGTTCTTTGCGCCAAATAATCTCTAATTAAAGAATAACTAGATTTAACTTGAATTTTTTGAATAGCACCATTTCTAACTCTTAAAAGTTCTACAAAATCAGTATCATCTAAATCAGTTAAAAGTTTTTTACTTAATATTAATGAAATTTTAAATCTATCTGCTCCTGGAGCAGCATAATTTGTAAATCCCTTTGCATTATCATAAAGAGTGCTATCATCCTTAGCAGTAATGATTTGTTCATTAATTCTCAAACCAACTCTATATGATGGAGTGTTAGTATAATAATCTAAAATAATTGTTTGTTGAGGAACTCTTACAAAAATACCCCTAATAAAATATACACCTTCACCTATAGAAGCTGCAGACCCAATTGAAGATGCTTCAGATGAAATTGTTGTAGCAAAAGGAATACCAGATGTAATTGAATCTACAGTTTCTGATGCAGATAAAGTTTCGTTATTCTGAAATTGACTAATTTTAAAATCTGAGTCAGAATCAATATATTTTACATAAAGTGTGGCATATTCAATATCTGAATTTGGAAGTTGAACTAACTGAACAGTTGCAGTAATTCCAGATACCTGTCCTGTAATTTTTTTACCTACAAAATTTTGTAAATATGTGGTAACATCAACATCATATTGCTTAGGATTTACTCTAACAGCATAAAATTGTCCATCATAAGTGATATTTCCTGGAATTACTACAGATCCTTCTTTAAAAATATGACTACCAAAAGTTTCTATTTGATTTTGCAATATTGACTGTAGAGTATTTAACTCACGAGTTTGAATTGCTTTTCCTGGGTTAAATAAAATCTTATAGTAATCTTTATCTTTAGCACCTATAGTTGGTTCGGAAAAGTCATCAAAATATGGACTTACATTAAGGTTAGTTTTTTGAGCCATCTTTTAAAATTCCAGGATAATTTTAATGTCTTCTTTTTGTCTAGAATTTCTTGTAACTGTTTGCCTATTACTAATATAAATTACATCCCCAGACTTACTATTTATCTCTGGATTTGCAAGACCATTCGTAAATTGGACGCCAAGATTTATAATTTTATTTGAAATAGTCAATGTACTTGTGTTGTCAATAGATGCATCAACATTTGCACTCCATCCACTGCTTGTTATTTGTGTACTTGTATTAAATCCAACTAAATTTCCTGTAGAATCAAAAAATGATGTTATTCCAATAAAATCCGTATGATTTGATCCACCTCCACCATTATAGTATAAAGATCTATCCTGATAATATTTTAAAATATTAGTCTCGGAATCATAGGAAGCAACCCAACCAAAAGATTTTTTATCATTTGCTTGCAGTTGTTGTATTTTATCACCAACTGAAGGAGTTCCACCAATTATTCCAGTTAATGCCATCGAATAAAGGGCAGAAAAATCATTCTGATTATATACTGTGGTATTGATTCCTGTAGAATCATAAACTGTTGGATTTTTTAAAATTCCAACTTGTGCAAATTTACTATCTACTGGAAAATCTTTGGTAGAATCATCAAATCTTGCATATACTAGTACCTTATCTGCACCTAATTCATGATAGATATTAAAACCATGACCTTTAGATGGAGGAATAATTGGTATTAATTCTGCAAAAACTCCGTTTAATCCCATCTTAGTAGTTCCTAAATCGACTAGAGCATATGTATAATTTTTTCCCCCAGATGTAACCACCACATCACTAATTTTACTTGATGTGTCAATTGTTACTGAAACAGTTCCGCCAGAACCATCACCAACTAAATTGCAAGATTTAGTTCCAGTATCATATCCTAAACCTTGATTTTGTATATAAACTTTTTTAATTTGATTTTCATTTAAATTTGAATTTCCATTTTCTCTAACCGCAGTAATTTGAGAATCTGTAGAGGTATCCCAATCATTTGGAAGTGTAATATATTCAGTGGAATCAAACTTTATAATATCACTTTGAGACACTGTATATAGATATTTCCAAGTATACCCATCACTAAGTTTAGATGGTTCTAAATCTGTAAATGTTGGTTCAATTTGTGAAGCATTTCCCGTAGTTTTAATTCCAGAAGAACCATTATCAATACAAATATAAACTCTATAGTCAGAATTTAAAACATAATAATTTGCATCATATAATCTTACTGATCCAGTAGTTGGTGAAGGATTTATTATACTATAATCTGATCTATACATTTCATATTGTGTGCCAGAAATCCAATTAATTTTTCTAATTACTCTTCTAATATTGGCACTTGTAATTTTTTTACCAAATAAAATTGTTGATTTGTAATGATTTAAATAATCACTATTATCTATTGGATTTGGTACTGTTGTATCCCAATTGTCATTTCTACCAAACCCAGAAACATTAGGATTAGACAATCCAACAAAAACATAGTAAGAATTTGAAGAATCATTAACAGAATCTACAAAACTAGTTGCATTAAGTATTCTAAATTGATCTGTTACAATTGCAGACATATGAATATTGTTTTTTCTGTATTTATATCATATAAAAAGGTCTTTTTAACTAATAGGACCAATACCCTTTAATCCAAATCCCCTTCTTTGAATTGTTGGGAATGTTGATAAACCAGAATTAATTGTAAATCCAGAAATACCTATCGATATCGGAGATGAAGACCTAGTAAATCCTGATAATTTACCCCATGAAAATTTACCAATATTAGACCCAGTTGTGGCAATTCCAACAATTGATGTTTGAGAATGAACATTACAAGTAATAATTCCTGCAGAAACATTTTTTCCACTAATATAATACACATTATCTAAGAAAGTGGTTCCTACACCAACAATACTAGAATTATCATTTATAATTGATGTTACACCATTACCAACTTTAGTATTAAAAATATAAATTGGATTTCCTACTTCAATATTATTCATCGAAGACAAAGTAAAATTAAGAGCAAGATCTGTCCCAATTCCTACAGTAGTGCCTATTCCTATAACATTTCCTGAGGTTCCACTAATATTAGTAATTTTAGTAATATTTTCATAAATTGGATCTGGAAGTGGAATGATTACTTGTGGCAGATTTGATGTAGTATAACCAGATCCTGCATTTATAATTGATACTGTTGAAAGTGATCCATTTATAATGGAAATAGAAGCAGTCGCTCTAGTTCCAGGAGTAACTGATAAAGTAGTTCCAAATGCTACAATTGTAGGTAATGGTGATGCAATATTTACTTCAATTGAAGATCCTGTATATCCACTACCAACATTACTAATAACTAAAGATTGAATTGTTCCAGCACTAGAAACCACAGCAGTAACAACACCTGATATTGGATCTTGTAACCCAGAAACAATTAATGCGTCAAAATCAACTGAAGGTTCTGCTTCATAATTAAACAAAGATATATCATCTACAAATATTTGACTATCATTTTGACTTACATTTTTGATAATTTTGGATGTTGGATAAATTTGAGGTTCTAAAGATTCTCTTGCTTTAGAAACTAAATATCCATTAATAATTTTATCAACTTTTTGTTTTGTCCAACTAACTGGTTTAAAATTAGTATCATCAACACCTTGTAAATTATAAAGATTAGTTTCAAGTACCTTGGATGAAATAATATTAGTTACTGTTCTTGAAGATTGTGTTATTGTATTTGTCAAAGAATTATTATTACTAAAAACTTGGACATCATCTCCAGATTTAATAGTTTCATATACATCATCTTTATATTGACTATCAGAAGGACTACCTTTATAGAAATAAATTGACACATTATCTTCACTCTTAGGTGCTTCAGTAAATGCAAATGATGCTCCACCATCAAATTGATATGTAGCAACTGGTTGTTGTAGAATTCCATTTACAAATATTACAAGCAATGAATTAAAATCTATTGCTCGAGAATCTTCATCACTAGAACTTCTTTCAAAACTTAACAATTGAGAATTGTAATAAAGAGGAAATCTTTTTCTTACTCCATTTTGTAAGTTTTTAATAGAATCAATATAATCTAATTCTCCAAATTGCCAAGCCGAAAAAGAATCTGTAAAAGTATCAAGGATTGTTAATTCAAATTCGGTAATTGGTTGTGTAAGACCGTATGCTGTAACAAGACCTACTGGTTTAATTACATCACCTTTTTTAAATCCATAACCATTTCTTACAATGTCAAAACCAGTAACTTCAAATAAAGTTGAACCTATTCCTGTTGTTGAACTTGCCCCAACATCTACATTTAAAAGTAAACCAATACCACATTCAGTTGTTGCTCCAGTGCTTAATCTAGAAACACCAATCATAGAAAGATTACTATAACTTGGTGAAGATATATTGATAGTTGGATTTGTATAATTTGTACCACCACCAACAATAACGAATGAAAGTGTTCCACCAGCACCTACAACGGCATTAATTGTTGCTCCTAGTCCTGTATGACCACTTTCAGTCACTGCTATCGAAACTGGACTTCTATAACCAGACCCCCAACTGCCAGATGTTCCAATTCCAATGGAAGTAATAGATCCACCTGCACCAATTATTGCCGTTATTGCAGCGCCTATGAGGGGTGCATAACCAAGACCTGGAGTTGATCCAAGAGAAACAATAATTCCACCTCTGGGTAGTTGATTCAGGTTTACATCTGATTCTGAAATAATAATAGATCCATTTGAAGATGTAATTCCTGAGAAAATTACGCTACTAATTCCAATAGATGAATTTTCAATTATTCTAAAATTATTATTAGTATTATTTTCTGTAGTTGGCGTTTGATATATTCCATTAATAAGAACAATACCATTTCCACCACTAGTTCCTAATCCAACAGTATTAGCTCCACCAACTGTTAGTGTATAAGTTTGTCCTATACCTGTAAATTTTTCTGAAAGATTATCATAAACTTGATTAGAAGTATAATCTTTTCTTAAAAATACTCTTCCATTAAAATATGATCTAGCTTCCGCAAGATTATCATAATCTATAAACAACTGATCTTCTAAACTTCCTTCGGGCGGCTCTGTAAAATAAATGCGACTGTTAGTAATATTAAATGAACCTCTATAAACAGATACAGAAGTTGAATCTGAATGTGAAGTCGCTGAAGATCCAACAAATCCTCTTCTAACACTTACTAATGGAAATGTTCCGGCAAAGGATATTGGTCCAGAGTATGTCGTACCCAAACCAACATTTTCAACTTTCATATATTCATTATCAATTTTTAAAATATCTCCCAATTGAATGGATGAAATTCCACTTAATCCAAAAATTGTAGAGGAAGTTCCTATTGTTCCACCATTATTAACGGTATAATCTAGTAGTGAGTATGCAATTGGAGATTGAATGACATTATCAATCGAAATAAGAGATTTTTCATTTTTCTTTACCATCTCCAATTCGTGAGCATTTCCAGATCCAATAGATGTAAATGTAACAGCAATACCATTATTTGCATATTCTTTTCTTGTTGCTAATTTAAATACATCATTCGAAACTTTAATTGCATATACAGTTTGAGGCAGAATATCAGTGACAACTCCAACATGATTAAGTGTTGATCCAATTCCAACCGAACTTGCCGCAACTCCAACAAAAGTTGATTTTGGTCGATAAATTAATTCTTCACCAGTGCTAAAGAAGTGATTTACTATCGTAAATTTACCTGTAGATTGATCTAAAATAGAAGAATCCGATGGATTAAATGTTTTCATAAAAATTGGTATGCCTTGATATTTCAGTTCAAAGTCAAGTTTATTAATGTCTTGATCATTGATTGCAAAATACTTAGCGACTCCAACTGATTCAGTAACATTACTATAGTTCAAACTTGGTGGAATATTTACTTCATCATTTTCCCTATAAAAACTTTCATTAAAACTTAAAATTTCAATATCACCTGAAATTGAAGGATCTGGATAAAATACTAGTGAAACTATAGAACCAGACATTTCTCCACCAAAAGTTCCAATACCACTTGTACTTCCGATTGATAAAAATGGATATTGAGTTGTATATACATTTGATGAATCTGAAATCAACATTACTTGATGCAATGCACTCGTTTGTCCGATACTAACTTTTATCGTAGACTTTATAGAAGTAAAATCATTCGTATCAAATCCTATGATAGTTGATGCTGTTGAAACATTTGAATATAATGAGTCATATTTAACGGTGCTTTCATATCCGTCAACCTGGCCAGTTTGTTTAAATCTATAAGTACCTGCCCCAATTGCTGTTGTACCAAATCCAACATTTCTAGTTCTTAAAGTTATACTATTACTAGAGGTATTTGTATATTGTAATGATAGAATTCCACTACTTATAGATGCTCCAAATGATCCAATAAAATTAGAACTCAAACCATCTTTAGTATCAAAATAAAATTCAGAAAGATTTGTATTTGTTCCATCATGATCTACAAAAATTTCAACATAACTCATTTCATTTGTTACATTGTTAATTAAATGGATGCCTGAATGTATTGATTCTAATTTTGATGTAGATTTTTGTATTAAATTGGAAGTTGAATCTGGAGAAACTGTTGAAGTTACTCCAAATAAATCAACATATCCAATTGAGGTAGTTCCAATACCCGATGTATAGTTTGTAAATCTTGTATTTAAATACTTGATGTTATAGGTAGTATCATATCCATCCTTAGGATCAAATTTTAAATAACAATTTCCTAATTCATCAATATACCCAAAAACATCTCCCATAATATTAGTTTCATAACCAAATTCTGGAGATAGTTCAGTACTAATTGATCCTTTTTCAAGAGTAAAAATATCAGAATTATTATTTAAAACTATAATTTCTGTAAATTGTGATTGTGAGTAGTCTTTATTTGAAACTTGAACTAAATATCTGTTATATTTGTTTGCTGGAATAATATCTACAATTTTTGTTGAAGTATCAATTGGTTTATCTGAAGATGAAAATTCTGAACTTATATCATCTATTTCTAAAACTCTATTAGTTTTACATTCAAAATAATCTGATAATATTTTCCTACTAAATTTTAAAAACTTTGATGAATCTCCAAAAGTATCAACATCAACAACTAAATCATAGTTATTAATTGTATCTACCCTATTTTGACTACTAAGATTATATAATAATTTTATTTGATCTGTAGAAATAATCTCACCTGTGGTTACATTTTCAATAATTTCAGTATCGGCAAAGTTTTTAAGTCCAATTGGATGGACAATGTTGTTTATTGGACTAATGATATCATTCCATTCTTGCTTACTCTTAATTGAATATGAGAGATTCTGATAATAATTATTATCAGAAATAACCTGAGTATCTTCGTCAAGTTTGCCAGTATCATCTAACCATCCAATTCGTTGAATTGATGCATAGTCAATTGTAAATTGTCCTGAAGACTCTTTAATTGAATTAACTGTTGCTAAAGATCCCGATTCAATACCTCTCAATACATTATTTTTTTGTAAAACATCAGACCCAGTTACTTTAATATAATTATTATTAGATTCTGTAATTCTTAAATTTGATTGAGAAAAACCATTTCCACTATTTACTTCTAAAATTTCTCCTATAATAAAGTTAGAAAATTTCTGAGTAACATTAAATTTTGGATAGTTATTATAATTTACAATAGTTCCATATAAATTTTCTATTATTTTTGGTGTTCCTGGATTTGTAGTTAGTCCAGATAAACTAAATTCTAGTTTTCTTGGATTTGCAACATTATTATATTCTGTAATTGTGAAAAATTGATATCCATAATCTTCAGAATTGACACCATCATCATTTTGATTTGATTTTTGTACACCCTCTACAAATATTCTATCATATTGTGCAAAAGGTTCTATTTCAAAACCAGAAAGAGGAGTAACAATAAAACATGTTACAATTCCCGAAGAAGATGCTTGTATAGATTGAATGCCTACACCATTGGTATTATTAATTGCTCTTACAGTAACTATAGATTCTGGAAGACCATTTGGTTGAACCTCTATAGAAATTGAGTTGATACTTGATCCTGAAACATTTGCAGTCAACAGTCCAGTATCAATTTTATTACCAGTATTTGTATCGACAATAATTAAATCTGGGCGATAAGTATAATTTTTTCCACCATCAATAATACTAATTGATTCTATTGTCTTTGAATTTTTAATTGTTATAAAACTAGGTATTAAAGCTTCTGGTTTTAAAGTTTTATCTGAAGAATATTCAAATCCCTCATTTAAAATTCTAATCTGATTAACTTTACCAATACTATTAGATTTTGGAATAATATATGCACCACTTCCAAGAACAGAATTTATACCATTAAATGTGGGTAATTTTTTAAAATTATAACCAGGAGAAATTGTTCTGATTTTAAAAACTCCACCAAGAGCAGAGATTGATGATGTTGTGTATTTTAAAATATCACATTCGGATTGATTATAAGAAGTTTTTTCTGGATAATTTTTTAATGATATTGTAAATGTAGTGGCACCAACTCCAGAAATTTTATAAGAATTATTGTAATAACTATCCACAAAATTAATTTGAGAATAATTTTTAACTTCTTTGTCTGATGCAATTATATGTCCAGATTTTTCCAGAGTATAGAATAATGGAT